TTGCAGGAAGTTTCTGGCTCCGGCTTCGGTGTTATGCTAACCTCTGCGAAGGTTTTTAAGGCGATGCCAGACCCCTGGTTCCTTATCGCCTATTCTACGGTGAACGGCGTCTTCCACGGTGAAGACCTCTACTTCTGCATGAAAGCAGAGTCGATTGGCTTCAAAACCCATATTGACCACGATCTTTCAAAGGAAGTTCGCCATATCGGCAGCTTTGAGTTTCGACATGAGCATGTCGATGCTTCTGAGGAGACGGCCTAATGGCCTTGGCAACGTATTCAGACCTGAAATCAACGATTGCGGATTACCTCAATCGTGCGGATTTGACGTCGGTTATTCCGACGTTCATTACGCTTGCCGAAGCCAAGTTCAATCGTGAGCTTCGTCTTCGGGACATGTTGACTCGGGCTGAGTGCCATACAGACAACGAGTTTGTCGCTATTCCGGTGGACTTCTTGGAAGCCTATCTGCTGGAACTCAATATGACCAACATTGCGCCTCAGCAGCCGCTGACCTTTGTTGGTCCTAATGAGGCCAAGACTCTCAAGGCCAATAAGATCATCAATAAGGTGCGTTACTTTACCTTGATTGACGGTGCTTTTGAGCTTCTTCCGGCCCCGACTGCCGATACCGATCTGCTTTTGACCTATTACGCCAAGATTCCTGCTTTGTCTGACACCCAGACAACGAACTGGCTCATGACCAAATCTCCTGATCTTTATCTCTATTCTTCACTTCTGGAGGCTACTCCTTATCTGAAGAATGATGAACGTGTGCAGATTTGGGCTGCTGCTCGTCAGCAAGTCATGGATGCCATGAATATCGAGAGCGAACGCTCAATGCGTCAAACCACCCAACTCGCCGCGCGTCGCCGTGGCTTTGGTCTGTAAGGAAAGATAAATGTCAAAGTCAGATTCATTTGAAAATTCGCTTTTGAGGTTGATCTTCAATGCGACGGCTATCGCCAACTTGGCTGATAACGCAGCTTCGTCCCCTCTGACGAATCTGTATGTGTCTTTGCACACTGCCGATCCTGGCGAAGCCGGTAATCAGTCAACCAGCGAAACATCCTATACGTCTTATACCCGTATTGCTGTTGCTCGCGGCACTGGTGGTTGGACCGTGACCACAAACTCTGTGTCTCCGGTTGCTAACATCGACTTCCCAGCCGCTACCGGCGGCTCTGGCACGATCACGCATTTCGGTGTTGGTACGGCTTCATCGGGCGCAGGCGTTCTGTATTACAGCGGCACTGTGACGCCAAACATCACCGTTTCAACGGGCGTGACACCGCGTCTCACAACGGCTTCGACTATCACTGAGGACTAATCCTTATGGCGCACATCACTGCTGATCGCGTCAGGGATACATCCACGTCAACAGGAACCGGAAACTTCACAGTTTCCGGTACTGCTCCGACGAGCTTTCGCACGCTTTCTGCGGTCCTGAGTGTTAGTGATACGTTCTATTATGTTATTCAGGGCCAAAGCTCATCTGAATGGGAGGTTGGCCTTGGAACGTATTCGTCTGCTAATGTCTTCGCGCGCACTACGGTTCTATCTTCTAGCAACAGCGGCAGTGCTGTTACTTTCTCTGCTGGAACCAAAGATGTTTTCCTGACGCTTGTTGCGTCCAAGACAATCCAGCAGCAAGCAGACGGTAGCATCTATGCGGCTGCTGGCGGGGGTTCTGATTTCATCTTTCATTTGAACGGAACAACGGTCGCGACAAACTACACGCTTCCAACTAACTACAATGCGGGAACATTTGGTCCTGTCACTGTAAACAGCGGCGTGACTGTGACAATTCCTTCTGGCTCTGTTTGGACGGTTGTCTGATGCCTATCAAGCTCAAATCCTCCGGTGGTGGTGACGTTACGCTTGATGTGCCGTCTACGGCTTCGACGTATACGCTGACTATTCCGGCATCCACAGGAACTGTAATTAATACTGCTCCAGGAACTTCTGGAAACGTGTTGACCAGCAATGGTACGACTTGGACAAGTACGGCTCCAACTACTTACTCGTCTACTACGCTTGGAACACCAACCGCTTCAACCAGCGGAACAACAATTACATACACAGGCATACCATCTACTGCAAAACGTATTGTTATGATGTGGAGCTTGGTTCAGACCAGCGGTTCTGCTGATAAGTTAATGCGCCTTGGAACGGCTGGAGGTATTGTCAGCACGGGTTACTCTGGTTCTGGCGGCGCAAATGGCGGCGCTCAAAACTTCACGACAGGGTTTGGTATCTATTCGCGTGGCTCTACAAACGTCATCAACGGCGCGATTGAGCTTGAGCTTTTAGATTCCACAAATAACATCTGGGTTGCTTTTGGCGCAACTGGACTTTCTGATGCTGCATCATTCCAAGTGACGGCTGGCCGCGTGGCGCTCTCTGGCCCACTCACACAAGTTCAGTTCACGACATCTAACGGAACTGACACATTCACGGCTGGGTCCGTAAACATCATCTATCAATCTTGAGGTGGGAAATGATACGCATTGAAAACAACCTTGAGACAGGTCAGATCACAGAAACATTAATGACGGAAGCTGAAATTGCAGAGCTTCAAACGAATGAAGCCGCCCGTATTGCCGCTATTCCATACACTCATAAACGCGCCGCAGAGTACCCAGATTTCCGCGACTACCTTGATGGTCTCGTAAAGGGGGACCAGGCGCAGATTGATGCGTATTTTGCTGCCTGTCAGGCCGTAAAAAACAAGTACCCAAAGGTTTGATGTAATGTCCACGATTAAGACGATTAACATCATCCATCCTTCAGGCAGCACGAATAACATCGTGATGGGTTCTGCTGGTCAGATTGGCGTTAATGGTGGAACTTTTGGTACTAGCGGTCAGGTTCTGACATCTGGTGGTGCTTCCGCTACTCCTACTTGGGGTAACCAGCCATTTGCTTCAACAACAGCATGGGCAAGCGTTTCCCGCACTAGCGGAACAACCTACACAAACTCACTTTCTTACCCAATCATGTTTCTTGTAACAGGTGGGTTAAACGGAACTCTGACAGTTGTCGTAAACGGCGTCACGGTTATGAGCCTGACAGCGGCTTTTTCTAACTATGAGTTCTGTTGTGTAATTGTTCCTTCTGGGGCAACGTACAGCTATACAACAGCCGTTGCATCAGCCACTGGCACATTTATCTTGAGCTAAGGGGCCATTATGAAACTGTTTAAGGACTCAAACGGAAACACTTTTGCTTATGAAGCAGATGGCTCCCAAGATCATTTGATTAGTGAAAATCTTATTGCGATTACGCAAGAGGAAGAGCTTTCACTTAATCAGGCTCGGGCTAATCAAGCATTTTCAATGCTTTCATATAGCGAAAAACGTAAAACTGAATACCCGCCAATAGGCGATCAGCTAGATGCGCTCTTTCATGCTGGTGCGTTCCCTGCTGAAATGGCCGCAAGAATACAAGCTGTTAAAGACAGGTATCCGAAGTAATGGCAATCATCCTCAACGGCACAACCGGCCTTACTACAAACGTCGCGCTTCCGGCAGGAACGACTTCGGCTGCTCCAATGACCATGCAGTCAGGCACAAACCTGACATCAGCAACTGCTGGGGCCTTGGAGTACGACGGCTCAAAGATGATGTTTACCCCTACGGGTACGCAGCGCGGTGTTGTGCCGGGGATGCAAGTCTATGAATTGAACTCAACGGTTGCTTTGTCTTCCAGCACAGCGGCACAGGCTTGGCTGGGTGTCGGCTGCACTCTCAGTGCTAGTACGGTATATGCTTTTGAAGGCACGTTTGCTGCGATCAAGACTACGACGACCAACTCTTATACGATTGGCACAGGATTTGGCGGCACGGCAACGCTGAATAACATCGGCTACGTTTCCATGCGCTATTACGATACAGCTGGTTTTGCAACGGTGAACCAGACATCTGCAATGGCATATGTCACTACAGCGGCGAACACCACAACGATGACTGCCGCCAGCGCCGCAACTTCATATCACATTTATCAATTGATGGGCATTGTCTCTATCAATGCTGGTGGCACGTTCATTCCGCAAGTGACGGTATCGGCCACTGGCCCGATCTTCACGGTGCAGATTGGTTCATATTTCAAAATTTACCCAATCGGTGCCGCTGGCGCGAACGTCAACGTAGGAACGTGGGCTTAACTGAGTGGCTGATTATCTTGGCATAGCATCTACACCTATCGCGTCGGGGCCTATCTCCGGCACGATGGTGGTTGCTTCGTCAACGACGGACGCAGTAGCTTCAGCATCTGGTTCAGGCGTCGCAACAGGCATCGGTGTGGCTATATTTGCCTCCGCTGGTTCTGCGGCTGGCTCCTGCACTGTTCTCGGCATTAATGGTTCCTATTCTGCGGCAGTCGGATCGGCGGCTGGTACAGTTTCTGTTTCTGGCATCGGGCAAACCGTTATTGCATCTGTTGCGTCTTCATCAGGCGCAGCTACGGTTTCGGGCATCGGGGCAAGCACGTTTTCAGGTGTTGCTTCGGCATCTGGAGCCGCTACAGTATCCGGTATTGGGGCCAGCACATTCTCGGGTGTTGGATCGGCATCCGGAACGGCTACTGTAACCGCTATTGGCTCTGCTACTGTTGAGTCAATTGGTTCAGCCGCAGGGTCAGCCTCTGTTTCAGGTATTGGACGAAGCACCTTCTCCGCGATTGGTGCTGCCGCTGGTTCTGCAACCGTTATAGGTTTTGGGGCATCTATTGCCGCAGTTGCTGGTTCTGCATCCGGCGTTGCCGTTGTTTCAGGAATTGGGACAAGTTTCAATGCAGCAACAGCTGCTGCAAGCGGGTCTGCTACTGCCCAAGCAACAGGCATCGCACTGCGGGTTGTCTCGGCAATAGCAGCAGCTTCTGGTAGCGCAACCGTTACAGGTTACCTATCAGCCTTTGGCGCTATGGCTGGCTCTGCTCAAGGGTCTGCAACAGCCAATGGCGTATTGCGGGCTACTGCCACCTTCACTGGATCGGCAAACGGAAATAGTGTAGCATCCGGAGTGCTGAAGAACATCGGATGGACCCAAGAAGCTGGTGCTTCGGGCAACTGGTCCGGTCTCTCAAACTCCTCAACTACATGGACGGAATTGGAGGCAGGCGGGTCTTGGACTCCGGCTTCTAATTCAAGCGACACTTGGACGAAACTGAACAATTCTAGCGCCTCCTGGGCCAAGAAAGCCGCATAGGGACAACACTCATGGCTGACGCTTATACCCCGAATCTTAACCTCACGAAGCCGGAGGTTGGCTCCTCAACGGATACTTGGGGTAGCAAGCTCAATGCCGACATGGATACGCTTGACGGTATCTTCAAGTCAGATGGTACGGGTACTTCCGTCGGCGTGAAAGTTGGCTCCGGCAAAACCTTGGCGGTTGCTGGTTCAGCCGTTATCACAGGCTCACTGACCGTCCCTACAGCTACGGCTCCTGCCCAGACCGACGATGGCTCTATGGTTTGGGACAGCGACGATAATCTTCTGACCGTCGGCACAGGCACTGTTCGTAAAACTATGGTTGATACGGACAG